GTCATTGCCCTTTTCAGGCTTAAAAATGGATAATCTTGGCATATCATACATATTTATTGCACAGGCAATGACTATAAATATGAGTATGTCAGAACTACAAACAGGACAACAGGAAATCTTTGATTACGTTAAGAACAATCTCGGTGACGGGATGATTGACGTTGAATTAGACCCAAAACACTATCAAACGGCACTGGAAAGAGCCGTGAACAAATTCAGACAGAGATCTTCAAATGCTGTTGAGGAATCTTATGCTTTTCTTGAATTGAAGAAAAATCAAAACAGTTATATCCTACCAGATGAGATCATCAATGTTAGGAATTTAAACAGGAGAACAGTTGGTTCAAGAACTGAAGGCGGAGAAGGCGGAACACTGTTTGAACCATTCAACCTCGCATACACGAACACCTACCTGTTGAGAGCGGGTGCAACAGGTGGACTGGCAACTTACTACGCTTTCGCATCATACCAAGAAATGATAGGAAAGATGTTTGGAAGTTTCATACAGTTCCATTTTGACGTGGCAACAAAAAAATTAACTATCACTCAGAGACCGAGAGCTGACGACGAGACAGTGCTTATGCACACTGACAACTTCAGGCCAGACATCACACTGTTTAAAGATATCTACTCAAAACCATGGATCAGAGATTACACACTTGCCGTGTCTAAAATAATGTTAGGCGAAGCGAGAGGCAAGTTCAACACAATAGCAGGTCCACAGGGTGGCACAACACTGAACGGCGATGCGTTAAAGAACGAAGGCCAGGCAGAGATAGATAGATTGGAAGCAGACATAGGAAACTTCCAAGAAGGCGGAACACCGCACAGTTTTGTTATTGGTTAATTGACACCAAACTCCATTTAAATACCTTGCAATGAATCATTCCCAATACAAAAAATACTCTGACCTCTCACTGCAAGAACTTGAAAGTTTGGTAGAGGAACTTGAGCTAATGAGCCTAAAGGCGCTGAAAGAACGCAAGAAAACCTTGAGATCATCCATATTAAGATCTGTGAGAAAAGCAATCAAAGAGATTGAAAAACGTTTAAAAAAATAGTATAATAAACCTATGTTAATAGGTGTAGTAGGTTTAATAAGTTCTGGAAAAGGCACAGTCGCGGATAGACTGGTGGAGAAACACGGATATCAAAAAGACAGTTTCGCCAAGAGTCTGAAAGATGCTGTGGCATCCATGTTCAATTGGGATAGAAACATGCTAGAAGGAGATACGGAATCTAGTAGACAATGGAGAGAACAACCAGATGCATTCTGGAGTGCAAAATTTGGCAAACCAACAACGCCAAGATGGGTGTTGCAGTACTTTGGTACGGAAGTGATGCGTGGTCAGATGTACGACGGTATTTGGGTGGACAGTTGTATTGGTAGATACAAGGGTCGTAACACAGTGATAGCAGACACAAGGTTCCCCAATGAAGTAAGGCAAATAAGAGAACACGGGGGCAAGATCATCCTTGTGAAAAGAGGGCCGGATCCTGACTGGTTTGTTAATTACACAGAAGGCAACATAGAACCCAAAAACATACACACATCAGAGTATGCATGGGCAAAGGAAGAATTTGATTTCGTGATTAATAACGACGGTACAAAAGAAGAACTATACGCCAAGATCGACGACCTAATCGTCAGCGACAAGATCACCAACACGCCATCCGAGTCTACGAGTGCTGGCCAACCTTTGGCAATTGGCGCAAACAGTTTTTAGATTACTGACACTAGTATTCCTCAGATTTCCATCCACAAACAGCACATCTAGTTGTGCTTTGGCCTGTGCTTTGAAACCACAAAGTTCACACTTATTTTTCTTTTTATATCCAGATCTTTGCAGTGCTGTCACGCCTCCCACTCGCTTACCGGCTTTTTTCCTGATACAGGTGTCACAGCAACTACGCCAGTAAACCCTGCCATATCTTTTGTAAGCATAGGCTCTAGGTTTGGTCTTACACTCCGTACACAAAGGTCTGTCATTGTACTGCATGTGTGTATTTACGTCACCTATATAGGTACCTGGAAAACGGTAAATTCTGTCGTAAAAACCATACGATTGAATAAATAACTCTAGTATATACGTAACTTGCAAGGAGAATACGAAAAATGGCATTAACATCACCAGGAGTAGAAGTTTCAGTAATAAACGAGAGTTTCTACGTACCATCAGATGCGGGTACTACACCTTTATTCATAGTAGCATCATCACAGGACAAGACAAACGGAGCAGGCGACGGCACGGCCACAGGAACAACTACTGCAAACGCCAACACTGCTTACTTGATCTCGTCACAGAGAGAATTAACAGAGACTTTTGGAGATCCAAAATTCTACACGGACGCATCAGGAAACAGCCTAAATGGTTATGAGCTGAACGAATACGGCTTACAAGCGGCCTACTCATTCTTGGGAGTTGCCAACAGAGCATACGTACTAAGAGCGAACGTGGACACAGCAGAATTAGTTGGAAGTGCCTCGGCACCGACAGCAGTACCAACAGATGGCACATACTGGTTTGACCTTGCATCAAGCAGTTACGGTTTATTTGAGTGGTCACAGACTAATCAATCATTCACAACAATTACTCCTACACTTATCACTTCAACAAGTGACCTAGTTGGCGGTGTTTCAACTGGTGCACCAAAAACTTCAATCGGTGTAATTGGCGATTACGCAATCAACACAACTCACGTTACTAACAAGATCTACAAGAAGACAGCAAGTAACACTTGGGTGCAGGTTGGTTCTACAGACTGGCACGCATCTTTACCAGTTGTGTCTATAGCATCAGGAACAACAGTTACAAGCGGCAACACAATGTTCATCAACGGAACTTCGATTTCAGCAGGTGGTACAGCATTGTCAGATGTTAACACAGCAATTGGCTCTAATGTAACTAACGTTACTTCAGCAATCAATAGCACGACAGGTAACCTAGAAATCTTCCACAACGGTAAGGCACTGGGTGACTCAACAGGTGGGACAAACACTATCAGGTTCGAAGAAGGAAACGGAACATTGGTAGCGGACTTAGGATTAACTTCTAACAAGGTACTAAATGGTGTACAACTTCTACAAGACAAACACACTAACAGACCAACTTGGAAAACAGCAGATGAGAACAGACCCAACGGTTCAGTTTGGTTCAAGACAACTTCTGCAAACTCAGGTGCGGCTCTTGTTGCTAAACTTTACAGCACGGCAAGTGGTAGTTTCTCAACAGTTGCTAGTCCACTTTATGCCACACACAACTCTGCGATCTACAACCTAGACGCGGCGACGGGTGGAACTGCATTAAGCACAGGCACAGTGTACGCACAGTACAACGTGACTGAGGAGTCAATGACAGCGGCGGATGCCGCGGATGCTACTCCGAACCTTGCAGACTTCCAATTCTTCAGATACGAGGGTGGTGCTACTACAATCACTAGTAATACAACTTCGCCAACTTTCACAAGTTCAGACACTTTCAAAATACAAGAGTCAGTGAAGAACCAAGAGGCACTTAACTCGGCAGTAACAGTTACGCTAGGCGGAACTGGGGCGGATGACTTTATCGCGGCAGTGAACGGTGCGGGATTAACAAACGTTTCAGCAACCAAGACAACTGCTGGTGCGATTGTTATGACGCACAAACTGGGCGGTGAGTTTAGAATGACTGAAGAAGGCATGACTGGAACACCATTAACAGATGCAGGATTCAGTGCAACGACGGCACACAGTTATGGAACATACACAGCGAACAGTTCAACTTTGATCGACAACTTGTATGACCTACCAACGGGTGAGAGCCTTGACTCAAGTGCTAACACAGGTATACTGGCAAGTAACTGGAAGAGATTAAGTTACACTGCTTCAACAAGTGCACCAACAAATGAGCCAGCGGACGGTACACTATGGTATCACACGTCGACAGACGAAGCAGACATCATGGCGCACAACGGCACAACTTGGGTTGGTTATGCGACTGCATACGCAACCACAGATCCAAATGGTCCACAGTTCAGTGCAACTGCACCAACTACACAATCAGATGCTACAGCACTTGTGAACAACGACTTATGGGTTGACACTTCAGACTTAGAAAACTATCCAAAACTTTACAAATACAACACATCAGCAACTTTAAGTTCTACAAACACGGCGAACCAGGTTGCAGTGACTACATCAGGCGCGGCTTGGGAATTAGTTGACAAAGCAGACCAAACCACAGAAGACGGTATTGTGTTCGCGGATGCTAGATTGCACACAGCGGCAGACAAGGCAGATACATTGTCAACAGGCGGTGCAGGAACTTCTAGTAGCATCAAAGATTTATTAAGCGATGGCTTCCTAGATCCAGATGCTCCTAACCCAGACCTCTACCCACAGGGTATATTGCTTTGGAACACTAGACGTTCAGGTTACAACGTCAAGGAATACAAAAACAATTACATCACAACTACAAAATATCCAGGAAGCGGATCATCAGGTTTAGGTAACATCAGACAAAGTAACGAGAGCGTAGCAACTTACTTCCCTGACAGATGGGTTACTAAATCAAGCAACAACGCAGACGGTTCTGGTTCTTTTGGTAGGAAGGCACAGAGAAAAGTGATCGTTGAACAATTAAAATCAGAGATCGACACCAACCAAGCAATCAGAGAAGACCAAAGAGGTTACAACGTGATTGCTGTTCCTGGTTACCCAGAGTTGATACAAAACATGATCAACTTGAACACAGACAGAAACAACACAGCATTTGTAGTGGGCGACACACCATTCAGACTAGAGGGTACGTCAACTGCTATACAGAACTGGGCAAACAACACAGCATCAGCACTTGACAACGGCGAAGACGGATTAATAAGTGCAAGTGACTACTTGGGTGTGTTTTATCCATCTGGTTTGACAACAGACAACACAGGTAAATCAATCGTTGTTCCACCATCACACATGATGATGAGGACACTAGCAAACAACGATAACATCGCTTTCCCATGGTTCGCACCATCGGGTACAAGAAGAGGTGTCGTTGACAATGCTACGTCAGTTGGTTACATTGACACAGCGTCTGGAGAATTCCAAACAATATCTGTTACGGAGTCAGTGAGAGATTCAATGCATGAAGTAAAAGTTAACCCAATCACGTTCTTTAGTGGAGCAGGAATTGTTAACTTTGGTAACTTGACTAAAACATCAGCAAGTTCGGCCTTGGACAGAATAAATGTTTCAAGATTGGCAGTGTATCTAAGAACACAGTTAGACGCAATCGCTAAGCCATTTATTTTTGAACCAAATGATGAGTTGACAAGGAATGAGATCAAGGGTGCGGTAGAATCATTCTTGTTGGAGTTGACGGGTCAGAGAGCATTGTATGACTTCCTAGTAGTTTGTGATGACACGAACAACACACCTACAAGGATTGACAGGAACGAACTTTATGTGGATATAGCAATTGAACCGATCAAATCAGTTGAGTTCATTTACATACCGTTGAGAATAAAAAACACAGGAGAAATTGCAAAATTAGGGAACTAATTTTCGATAAATAGGAGAAACACATGGCAATATCAACATTATCAAAATTTACAGTACCTTTAGCAAACGATCAGAGTGCCGCATCACAGGGCTTGTTGATGCCAAAACTTCAGTATCGTTTCAGAGCGATCCTGGAGAATTTTGGAGTATCAACACCAAGGTCAGAACTAACGAAACAGGTTATGGATATCACAAGACCCAACTTGACTTTTGACACAGTGACACTGGATGTGTACAACTCAAAAGTTTATGTTGCGGGCAAACACACTTGGGAACCAATCACGATCACGTTGAGAGATGACGTCAACAACTCAGT